CGGCAAGCAAAACAGACAAGGGGAGTCCAACATAACCAAGACCTATTATCGATATATTAGTTTCTTTATTCACTGAACACCTCTTCTAAAATAACTTCCGTGTGACGCTTAACCGTCTTGACATCTACAACCCTATATCTTGCATCCTTAGACATTAATATTTCGCTCTCCTCTGACCCAAAAGCTGATAAGTGATTTATAGAGACACCAGTTTGGTTTTCTTTAAGAATAAACAGAACACCGTTTTGATCACATTTAAGGGTAAAACTTAACGCAACATCTTTATCACTGGTCCAAGAGGAAGTTCCCTGTTGGTCTATAATATCACCAATTTTGAATATTTCTAACGGATTGCCCTTTCCGTGCAAACCTACTCCACGATATATAACCGTTTTTTTGTATTTAGGGGCAAACTTTATATACCTTTCTATAGCCTCAGCTCTTTTTTCCACCTTTTTAGCTACGGACCTACTAGAAAACCATCCTCCACCAAACCGTTGATAATCCCTAACTTGTTCGTATCCATTATGGCTCCACCACTCAATATCAGCATTGATTTCTTCAGCTTCTGCCTTGGTAAGCTTTATTCCACTATCCTGTGCATCTTTAAGTGTTACTAACACCTTGTCTTCTTCGCTAAGCCCTCTAAGGTGATCCCTTCTAGGAGTTTCAGGGGAAGGTTTTTTGAGAATCCCCCCACCAGTTTGAGGAGTAGGAGTTTGAGGAACCTCTTGTGTCTGCTTAAGCTTTTCCATAGTCTCTATAGCCTCTTTTTTAACATCTTCTAATTCAACATAAGGAGTTATAACGTGCTTACAATTGGGATGAGCTGGGATTTGATATTCCCATTTAGGATATTTAGGGTTATTACCAGACAAACTAAAAATCTGTCCCTCTAAAGGCTTACATATGGGACAATCCGTTCCGTGTGAGGACACTTGCACTAAATCGTGTTCGTGCCTACCACAAGCATCAACTGTTGCAGCAGCAGCGGCCTGTTTAGTGACTGTTCTCGCAACCATACTCGCATAACTATCCAGATCCCATTTCTTACCTGATCTATCTACAAAATCAAGATACCCGGCATCTTTAATTCTTTGGACAAGTTTATTTTTCATCGTTTTCCAAGACGCACCAGTGGCCCATTTCTCTCCAGTTTCTATAAGTTGGGCTTCTCTCCAGAAATCTTGAGTCCTTCTCCCAACAATAACCTTTAGTTTGTCGATATTTTGAGTAAGATTCTCTGCTACTTTTTCTACAGCTCCATAATAAGTAACCCCAAAACCTTCAGGAATTCCACCCTCTGTAAGCATTTTTTCTACTTCTTCCATCTGCTTGCTATATTCCGGATAGAACTTTGTTTCGATTAATTCCTTAACTTTTTTGTCTATTTTCTTATTCATACTTCTAGCAACTGCTATCCAGTAATTGCGTTTAGCAGGATTGTTTGATTGTCTGATGTATTTTTGTAATTCTTTAAATGCGCTGATATAAATCTGTGCTATTGTCTCTTCAAGAGTCATTCTCCAAGATTACCCATAATATCTTGAACTTCTTGGCTACTCTCCTCTTGTATCTTTTTTAACTCTCTTCGCAAAGCTTCTTCGTCAAATTCAAAAAGTCTCCTAATTGCAGTCTCCCTTGATACTAAGCCGTTCTGATAAAGAAGGGTATATATCTGAGACATCTCCTTCTCATCTTGTGGAAGTCCATCGTTCCATCCGATATCTATCTCCACTTCCCTACCCTCTAACATCATTGCAATCTTAAGCGCCTTCTTAATCGCCAAGTCTATACCCAACCTCATCCTATTTACTTTAGCCAGTGGAACTTGCATCATCCTTTTCAATGCAGTCCCACTTTCTCCAAACCCAGCGCTAAAATCCCCAAAACAAGCAGGTGAGGTTTCAGATATTGTATAAAGGTGCCGCATCAGAACCTCCAATTCTTGAAACGCCGCAGAAAGTTGACCATCCCATACTATATAACCCGGAGGTGATTCTCCGCTCTCGACTGGAAAGTATTTTCCACCACCTCTAAAGATGTAGTTACCATATGCGTCTTGCTCGATTGCGTATCGTGGACCATACATATTTGGATCAGCGTGCCTGTCTAAAATTTTAGATATCTGCGACAATCTAACTTCCATCTCCTGTATTATCGAATCAATAGCCTTGTAATCATCGGTTCCATATATATCGTCAGAGGTTGCGGAATTAATGGCGGGGATAACAAAAAAATCGTCAATTCCAGTCTCTTCCACCTCTGGAACATTCGCACCAAGCTGAGAAATGCCAACATTCTTAATTATTTTCCCATCCTCTAGCTGAAGCAAAAGGTTGGTAATTTTCCCTTTCTCGTGAATCTCTGCCCTTACATATTGTTTTACTGCGTCAGGATTCAATCGGGTAGGAGATGGAACCTCAAAAACCCACGCCAACACGTGAGCCAAAACCTCTTTAATGTTATCCGCCCTTACAACAGGAAACCAAAGTGTCGGAGGGATAGCCTCAATAATTGATCCTTCATTATATCTAACCTTAAATATGCCAACACCACATCTAGACATATCTATAGCCACTTCGTATGCAGTCTTAAGAAAATTATTCCTTTTGATTATCTCCTGTAACAGTTCCTGATTCTCCTGTGGAGTAACACTTATTCTCGGTGGTTCTCCCAGCAAAAGATCAGCCCACAAAGTAGAAAGTCGTTTATGCCAATTCAAGACTATGTGTAACGAAGAATTGCTTTCTTCCCTTAATATTCTTATCCAATCTTTATAAACCTTATCGTGGTCAGAATTAAACAGACTGATATTCTCCTGATAGGCTTGTAACCTTTCTCTTTCGCTATTAGGCGGGAACGCATTCCCTATTTCTAAAAAATCTAAACTTGTAAGCATTTCACCACCCTTTTGGTTTACTCATAATTTTGTTTACATTGCCATAAGTATAAACAGCATATCTCAAAGCATCACAAGCGTGGTCATTAAACTTAACGGGCTCTTCAAGAACATTGCCATCCTTATCCTCTTTATATTTATAACCTTGAATTTCTTTAACTGTGTTCACACATCTTGGGTGCAAGTATAATTTCCTGCTTCTCACAAAATTAATACCGTCAACTACATCCTTTCTAGCTACTACAGTTCTCATCCCTGCAAGGGAAAACTCTTGAGCTCTTGCAGGCTCAGTCTCACAATATATCACTGGGTTGACACCCCACTCACTATTTTTAGCCTTTATAAGGTCAGTAAGCTCAGAATTGGTAAGATGGCTCTTATAAACTTCGTCAATTACATAAATATCCCTGTCTTTCAAACCAATTAATAAATAGGCGGAAGGATTATTATAACCAAAATCAACACCAGCTATTATATCGTCGTACCAGTTGACATCGTGGTCAAAGGCATCTACTACATAATTATCATAGACAGCACCTTTAGGAATTCCCCACTCGCCAAGACAGTAAACGTTATAAAGGTATTGGTTTTGTCCTTTAAGACTCTCAAGCATCTGCTTATACTCGTTATCTATAAATTTATTATCCTTATATGTAAACTTTCGCTTATAAACATTGTCGTCATCCACAGTGAAGAACTTTTCATATATCCAGTGTGTCTTACTAATAGGATTAAAAGTAAGGATAATTTGCCTATACTCATCTTGGTTCAAAATTTCTCCTCTAAGCCTCAAAAGGACCATATCAAACTCGTATCTAGTCAATTCAGTTGGTTCTTCCACCCAGATTACATCAACATCAGAAAGGGATTTTAGTTTATCTGGATCATCAAGACTTCTAAAAATAATTTTGTTTTTATTCATCGTATAAAGTATGAAATCTGATCTGTTTAAGTTGTAAGGAATATTATATTTAGAGAACAGACTCTCAAGAAGCTCTAGGCAGGTTAGCCTTAAAGCAGGGAAAGTCTTACGTAATACTAGAATCTTTTTATTCGAGTACCTAATAATATAACTAAGTATTTTTTGCCCTGCAAAATATGATTTGCCAGCTCCAGCTCCTCCATAAAGGATTAGTATCCTATGCCTGTCTAAAAGAAGAGGTCGGAATTTGTCATTAATGTCTTTTACCATTTCCAGCGTAGCTATTGGCTCATCACTCATTACCGTTTTCACCCTCTCCATTAATGACCTTTCTAAGAACATCTTCACTCACAAAGTCAAACTTAATGTTTCCTTCGTGAGTAAGTTCAATATTGTCACTCCATCTATCCCTAAATCTACGCTTGAGTATTTCTAACGCTGCTCTCCAGTCAGAAAAAGAGAATTGATATAAAATTTGAGCCAATCTTTTCTCAGCATCGGCCTCTGCTTCTTCTAGAGCATCAGAAAAATCAGAATAGATTTTTGATTTCTTCTCCTTCCCATATTTTAACCAACGATAATAAGTATCCGTTGTAATACCAACAGACCTACAAGCAACTATAACCGGAACCCCCATCCTAATAGCTTCACATATTTTATTAATCATATCACGGGTTAATTTTAACTTTGCCATATATAAATATTAGTTTTCCCCTCTCCAGACAGACTTTTAAGTAAAGCCCTTCCCCTTTCCCCATACCTCTTGACAATAATCTCATCACTTTCATTTATTTTGTTTCTATCTACTACATTTCTAAGACCACCATTGCCTACACCGTGTCTGACATTCATTACAGGAAAAAGGAAGTTTAGCC